TTGGATTAGCCATTTAACCTTTTCCTTTTATTATACCATACCAAGTGCAATCATTGCACTCAAACCGTGACCGGCGGATTTTGTTTGCGTAGAACCATCTGGAAATTTGAAACCGCCAGTGGTTGATTCAATCGTGCCAGCAACTTCTAATAGGTTAGTTGTTGGAGTGCGTCCGATGCCGACTCTGCCGCTGTTCATGATAGACATAGCTTCTGTTGCTAACTTCGTATCAGTAGACGCATCTCCATACCTAAATTGAAGCGCATTATTATCAACAAAAAGCTGAAAATCTGTTGCAGAGCCGGAAAGGTCTTCAAGGACAATGTTTGGACGAAACTGCGAAACCAAAACATTAAAATCATCTGAAGCGGCTCCAGCCGGGGAAACGTGCAATGGTGCACGAGGTGCCGTAGCGCCGATGCCGACGTTGCCGCTCGCATCAATAACAAACGGCGAACTATCAGGGTTAGTGCTATCCTCAACCACCAACGCATTGCCGGTGCCGGTCTGGGTGATACGTAACATGTTTCCGCTGGAAGAACCAGAGATAATCATGCTACCGTCGTCTGCAATAAGTACAGAGGAATCTTGCGCTAATCCGCCGCCTGTACCATCAAACCTAACAATAGCATTATCAGTGCTTGAACCAGGACCAGTTAATGAACCTGCGTCACCTTTATCACCGGTTAAACTATAAGCTACCAAAAGTTTATCGGTATTTGCAAACGGACTCGTAGCACTAGAAGCTACATTAGAAACTGTTAATTTTGTGTATCCAGTGTTATTGGTAACCCCAGTAACTTTAAATCCTAAGAAGTTACTAGGAGCCTGTTCTTCCCGAATATATAGAATACCTTTAGTAACCACAGATGTGCTAAGGCTAAGCCCTTGAATCCAACTTTCAATATTAGTTCCTAGATCGTCAAGATCGTCAATGTATAGTTCAGTTGCGGTATTCTGATTGGTATTATTAAAACGGAACTTACCAGAACCCGGATCTGCATCCGTTGTTGTTGTATCAAGTTCAAACTTAACTGAATTACCTAAAGCAAAAGTTGAGATACCGGTGATGCTACCCCCGGTAATATTAACATTGTTTGCATCTTGAGTTGCAATTGTACCTAAACCAAGAGTGGTACGTTGGGCTGAAGCATCTGCGTCGTCAATCAAAGCACGACCGGCTGCTGTAAGATCTGTTACTGCATATGTGTCTGATGCAGTAGTATAGATCATTTTGTTAGCAGCAGTGGTTAAACCAGAGATAGACTGCAAACCAGCATCATATGCTTGAACATTAGAACCAATAGCCAAGCCTAAGTTAGTACGAGCATTTGCAGCAGTAGAAGCGCCAGTACCACCGTCAGCAATGGCTAAATCTGTAATACCGGTAATGCTTCCACCGGTAATCGACACACTAGAAGGAACATAAGCAACAGTCTGGGTTGTGCCGCTTAAACGAACACCGCCAACTTCTACTGTTCCTAATGTGCCTGAATATACTTCACTAGTATTTGTTCCATCTGGAATGAAAGTAAAGTATCCGGTTGAGTCATCAAAACCAAAGAAACCTGTTTTAGCAGCAGAACCGTTATGCCACCTAAATTCAATTCCTCGATCTTTATTATCGTCTGCACCAGGAGGAGTATCACCGCCTACAGTAAAAATAGGATCATCGACAGTTACGGTTGTGCTATTAACTGTTGTGGTGGTGCCATTAACGGTTAAGTTTCCTCCAACAGTTACGTTGCTGCTAAATGATCCAGTTGTTGCGCCGGTTAAAGCACCCGATGAAAAACTAGCAGTTCCGTCAGTAACTGTTGTACCGGTTACGGTGGTAGCGTTAACCGTGGTAAAAGTACCGGCAGCAGCAGTTGTACCACCGATTACTGTATTATTTATAGTACCGGCAACGATTGTGGAGGTTCCAGTTGCCGACATGTTTGTAAAGGTACCAGCAGCAGCAGTTGTACCACCGATAACGGTAGCATCAATAGTCCCACCATTAATATCAGCGGTATCCGCAACTAAACTGTCAATGTTAGCAGTACCGTCGATATACAGATCTTTAAACTCTGCTCCTGATGCACCTAAGTCAATATCATTATCAGTTACAGGGACAACGGAACCGTCTTTAAAAGTTACTTGCGCTGTACCACCAGAAGTATAAGACATTTGGTTTGCAGCGTTAAAGAACAAACCATTGTCTGTATCACCGGTTGTTGTAATTGAAGGAGCGCCAGCAGTACCGGCATCGACAACAATAAGAGAGGTAGCTAGTGTATCAATATTAGCAGTGCCGTCAATGTACAGATCCTTAAATTCTAGAGAACTTGTACCAAGGTCAATATCATTGTCTGTAATAGGAACAATAGCACCATCTTGGATGCGAAGTTGCTGAGTAGATGCACCAGTATCAACATAAAATTCAATATGGTTATTAGAAGTATCAATTAATACTTTATTGTTTTGATCTGCGTCTGCGATACGATCAATGGGCGGGCCTTCTGCGACAGTCCCATCATGCTTGTGCCCTGTAGAATTATCAAAAGCATTTACAATTTGGTTGTATTCAGCATTTATCGGGGCAGCAGAGACAATTTCTCCACTGAGAATTTGGGCTGAAGATTGTCTAGTATATCCTGCCATTATCTGTATCCTGCCTCTTCGTAGGTTATAGAAAATCCGCTGATGCTATAGGGAGCTTGTGTTCCAGTGGAAGTAAAAATTAAAGAAATAGCTCTTCCCGATCCTTGTAAATTTGTTTCTAAAACTGGACTAGATGATCCATCAAATGTAAAAGTTGAATCATAAGTTCCACCAGTTGTTAGATATCTCAACAAAGCACCAGCTGTTGTTAATTCGTAAGTAAGCGGTCGCGGAACCTGTGGACTATCCCAATCAAACGCGACACCAAGATTAATAGTAGATTGTCCTTCAGGTCGAGTAAAAATTGATAGATGCTGAAAAACTTTTCTCTTTTCAGTGCTATTTATATACACAAACGGTGTTGCGTACACAGAAATCACTTCACTCCCGTTAAATGTATTTCCTGATTCTTGTTTAAATACATTACCACTTCGGTCACCATGTACGATAACTTCTTGGTTATTAATTAGTCCACTAGCAGCCACAACTGCTTGGATACCTAAAAGTTGTCCGAATTCCCAACCAGTTCGTTGATCTGCAAATCTTATCCCACCTATGATACCTTCGCTATCAGCGGTTGACGTTGTCGATGGGAAGAAATATCTAAACTGAGTCTTATTCCTAATAACTACAGAACACATTTCATCTAAATCATTTGTGTTAGGTAAGGATTGGAGAAGTTGTTGAATTGGTTTAGAAACTGTTTCTAGTTCGATATCACCGATACGCGCTGTACCCTGAATAGGACGAATACCATCCGAGGCTAAAAATAGAATATCACCGCCTATTTCTAGAATACTATCCGAGGCAATACAACCGATGTTATTAGTTACTTCCTGTAAAATAAAATCAGAAGAGTTATTACCTACAAGTCGTTTAATTCTATCCGATCCAAAAACATATAAATTGTCTCTGAATTTTTTAATTCCTGTAATTGTAAAACCTACGTTGATGGTGCCCGCGCCGCCACTGGATTGGTAATTTAAGTCTGTATTTGGAGAACTAAAAACTAAAAAATTTGGGTTGTCACTCATCCCCGCAAGGAAAATATGATTTCGAAAATCTGTGTTGTACTTAGCAGTTTCAATATTTTTTGACTGTCCTGAAAGAGTGTAAAACCAATTTATAGCAGTCCCACCTACATTATTATCTGAAGCTGTTGCAGGAGATGCTAAAGAAAATTCATAAGTATTTGCATCAACTACATTAGTTACGGTATAGTCCGTATTATTAATATTAAAGCCACCTACGGTACCTGACACGTTTGAGAATCTAACTACCTCGTTTAGGGCAAGGCCATGTCCGGTATGAGCGACACTAATGGTAACCGAACCATTACTAGACGAAAAAGCGTTTGATAATTGTGCTTCAGTATCGGTGTTTGCTGTCCCTTGCCGGTCATAAATTTCAATATACGTTACCCCATTATGTCGAAAGGGACGATTTACGCCATCTGTAACGATATGAACTTCTGAACCTGTAAAACTATGTTCTGTAGTTCGCAGTTTATTAATACCAATTGCAGAGCGAGTACCAGTTGTAATATCACTCCCCCAACCTACTCCAGCAGTAAATCTATAAACTGAATAGTAATAACTGTATGAATAAGTTACAGAAGCGCCGCCGCCTGAAGTAGTTGAATCTGAAGTTGCTGAAGCATTAAAAGTATAGGTATTAGCAGTAGGAGTTGAAGTAACAACAAATTCAGCGTTTAAATCAAGCCCGCCAACTGTAGAAGATCCTGCAAAAGTAACAAAGGAGCCAACTGCCAATCCATGTGAAGTATGGGTTACAGTAACAGCAGCACTTCCTGTTGTAACTGCAAAAGGATTTGTTCCTAAAGAACCAGTTTCATCGCCGGAATTACGTCGAGCAGCATATACTGTTTCGTTATGAATCCAGACACCTAAAACTTTACCTAAACCAGGAACAGTTGGATATGTTGCATCGTAAGGTGCAAAACCACTAATACGTCTATACCCGCCAAACTGCGATACTTCAAAGTTTAACATACGAATAGCTGCCCCTGGATTGTTAGCAGCTAGTACAAGAGCATCTTCGTTTGTGTATAGACCGCCACGGGATAAAACCGTAACGTCCTTCCAATTATCCATTAAACACTCCCTGTCGGAGTGTTAATTAAATTAGAAACTCGTGTATCGCGTACTTCTAAAAGACGATTGGTATTAATTAGCAGGGATCTCATATGATCAATCCCTAAATCAAATTTTTGTTTGGCAATCGCAGCTTGTTGGGAATTATCTCTAAACATATAACAATGATATACAGAACCGTCAATTACGACGTGCTTAAATGCATCTGGAACTACCATCGTATCAGTAGATAGAACTAAGTCTGTATGATAAGCATAATAATCATAAGAAACTGAATAAGCCGCGTCTGGAATAGGAGTAAACCCCGCACTGTTACCGGGAGTCCTGTAAATATACATGGGTTGATCGTAATCACCAGATCCCGCTTCGTTGTCTCGTTCAAAATATGTACTAAGATAATTGTTATAATCTATCTGACGAAGTTTACGGGC